GCCGTCAGTTGCAGCGATAACCAAGATAGCGCCGTCCATCTGAGCAGCACCGGTGATCATGTTTTTAACATAGTCGGCATGACCCGGGCAGTCAACGTGTGCATAGTGACGATTTTCAGTTTCATATTCTACGTGGGAAGTGTTGATGGTGATACCACGTTCACGTTCTTCCGGAGCTTTGTCGATCATGCTGTAATCTTGGAATTGAGCCTTACCTTCTTCAGCAAGAACTTTAGTGATTGCTGCAGTAAGAGTAGTTTTACCATGGTCAACGTGACCGATAGTACCGATGTTAACATGCGGTTTAGTACGTTCGAATTTTGCTTTTGCCATTGAAGTAATAGCCTCCTTCACAAAAATAATAACCTATATACGCTCATTATACTCCGTATCGATTTTATTTGTCTACTTTTTTATAAAAACAAGAAATAACGCCACTTAATCATGTTTTTTATAAAAAATAATATCTATAAAAATATGTCTTTTCTACACATTTTTTGCCGTTTTTTTGCCGTTTAACTAAACAAGGGCAGCACGCATGCTACCCTTGTAAGACGTTCGCTCACTACTAGTCTCTCTATATATAGTATATACTACCATTCCACCACTGTATAGAGAATACTAGCACCTTTTATGCCATTATCTTTGAGATGCACAAGACCTTCAAATTGCCCTGCTTGATATCCTACTGTTGGATATAGCTTGTCTTCTATCACAGTCATTCCAGCCTTTATTTTATGACTCTTTTCTAAATTGACTTTATAGACGTCAACTTTTTGTGACTCCTCATTAGGAATAACCATCGTCCTGTCACTCTTTTCATTAACTATAGCCGGCAGTGAAGATTCATGGTCATTAATAGCTTTTTGTGTTTGCCTAGCCGCCAAATTTATATCCGGAGCCTGTACATAGTAACTAACTACAGGCTCTTTTTGCTGTACAATTTGTATTTCCCTCTGAATTTTTACCGCATCAGCTGGCGATACATTAAGCTTATGAGATAAAGCAATCGAATTATTGAGTGTATCCGTAGATACTATGTCGGCTTTCTGCGGAATTTTATCTTGACTATGCCCTACAATCAATACCACCAAAACCACTGCAATAGCCCCAATTATGACCGTTATAGCATTTTTATGCTGAGTTAAATACAATTTTACCTTACCCATAATAACACTCCTTACAGCTTACACAGTACGACTCATATCGTATAATTGCCCGTTGATATTTTCGCTCATGGTATATTGCCAAAGCTTAATACGAGTGTCTCTCCAGTCCATCTTATAGTTATATTGAGCATACCATATGTCACAACCTAATTGATCCATAAGTAACTTATTAACAATATAATCATACGATGCATATAGCCCTGCATTGTTATAGCCGGCTTGCCATAGCCGATTAATTACAACGCTTGAAATATTGGTTAATGTTTGATTACTCGGCATTCCATGGCGTTCCTTGTAGCCATCGCCATCTTCCATATCGTGCCATACTCCAAGCTCTAAGCGCTCTGGTGTTAATCCGCTCTGCGTCAGCGTATTAATAATAAATTGAGCTTCTATTTCCGCATCAGCTTCGTCAAGAGCGTAAGAATAGTGATATACACCTACTTTCATTCCGCTTTCAATAGCCTTATTGATATTATTGTAAAATTGGCTATCCAATCCATTCTTGCCAAATCCCAATCTAATAATGGCACCTTCTACACCGGCTGCTCTTAATTCTCCAAAGTCAACTTGTCCATTATGTTCAGATACGTCTACAACCTTCATTTTGTACCTCTTTCATCATCATCGCTTATTCCATTACTATTACTATCTTTAAGCTTAGCACCATATGCAATAATACAAGCCATTACCTGACCTGTAAGGATAGCATTAATAATCTTAATCGCATATTCAACTACTTTAAATGCCCATTCGTCTGTAATGTGTGCAAACCAAATGTATAATAACAAAAACACTACAAAGATTAACGGTAATAGGGATATACCTATTACAATTTCATAAAACAGTAGATTGCCGATTTTTAGGTCGGCAACCTTTACCCTTTTATATAGATTCAACAAGTTCACAGCTTTTCACCGCCCCACAAAATCTTGTTTTCAAGACGTTGAATCCGTTCCTCTTGGGATTCAAGGCGATGATTATGTTCTGTCAATGTAGCATTAGTGCGTTCTACACTTAATAAAATCTTCTGAACATCTGATGATGTATTTTGCGTTACTGATTTAATATCACTAACCGCTTCATCAGTTTTAAGCCGTTTAACTTCAGTTACAGACTGTTTCGCTTCCCAACGGTCAAAAATCACAACTTTTATAAACCAGCCTAAGATGCTAGCCACACCTAACATAACGCCAATTAATGACGCCCACCATGAAATATCATATATTGGGTTAGATTGCTCCATAAGTAACTACTCCTTTATCTACTAATTGGTTGCAAGCCTAGCCCTCTTCTAGCCGCATTAACCTTCTGTAAATCTATAACGTCAAGCTTATCCCTCTTTTGCTGACTATTTAACTTCTTACTTTCCCTTATTTTTTTAGCCGCTTTATTTAAATTCTGTAACGTCTGATATGCCCTTTTGGTGCGATTGTAAACTTTAGCGTCAAACCCCTCTTGCTTTTCACCAGTTAACTTCATCGCATTAACAAGACTATCTTGATTATTATAGAGATCATACAATCGTTGTACACTATCACTACTCTTATATGGAGTTTCGGTAAAACCTTTTATTACAGGTTGCTCATTCCACTTTTTGGCTGGACGAGTATCTGCCACACCACTCATACGGTCTGTCATATCCATAATCAAAGAACCAAAACCACCACCATAGCCCCTAATGGTGTTATCAACTTTCATAGGTGATACATCAAGCAAATTGCCTACTTGGTTTCCTATATAAGACGTGCGCCAATCAGATTGTAAACGATCCGGTAATTTAGTCATACTTTGAGGTACAATATTCCGCTGCATGAAAAAACTATAATTTGTTGCCCATTCCAATAAAGGAATAGCTGCTGTTGGCATCAAGGATGGCATCATATTATCCATTGCAGTAGTGGCTAACCCTTCAAAGCCTCGTCCGTTTACCTTCTTTTCTTTATCATAAGCATACTGTAATGCTCGTTCCGGTACTGTGCCAAATAAGATGCCTAATTCAAATGGCTTCGGAATTTTAATTAAAGTATCCTCTGTTGGAATAATCCAAAATACATCCTTCTCCCATTGAGGTAACTCCTGATAACGGGGGTCATCTTTGTTTAACCACCATAACGCAACGCTCGGTAATGTAATAAACGCAGCTGTTTTAAACGTCATCTCTGCGGGATTTTCCTTAAATGCACGAACCATTTTATCCGTGCCTTGTAATGATGCATTAAAGAATGCAATCATCTTATTAGCTTGTTTAGTATTCTTACCAATACGGCTAAAATCAAGAGTTACATCACGAGCCTGTATTGCTGCTTCGGCATTACTTAACGGTTTTTTCTTGCCTCGAGTAAGACGATTAATAATGCCTGTATACCCTGTTGTAGCATTATCAAATTCAGCCAATCGTGTTGCCATTTCAGTCGCTTCATTTAATCCACGGATTATATCAAGCGGTGATGTTGCAATTCGTTTCAGTATATTTGGTTTCTTTAAAATGTCTCGAATGGAGTTTTGCAAATAGTTTCGGTCAAGACTTACCATTGCACTATTACCTGCGCCACTCTTCTTATAATCCCAGTACACATTGTCTTTTTTTAGATAATGCATCATCCCTTTTAAGGTATCAACAACAGGAATAAAACCATGTTGGCTATAAATTGTTGCACCGATCATATCACGTACAGGGTTTCGCAGTATAAACTCTGGACTTAATTGCGTAGCCCCGGCTCTTAGCCAACCTGCTGGCGTTTTCATCATTTGAACCAACCAATTAGAACTTTCTGCGTTAGCAAATTGTAAGGCTTGATAAATATCCGGTGTTGTTTGGTAAATCGTCTTTTTGCCATCTTTCATCACATAAAATGTAAAATCTTTGGATGTAGGCGTACCAGTTACCCGTTCTACAATGTCACTCATGCCTTCTACTTCAGAGATTTTAACAAAAGCAGTTGCTACCTTGTTGCGCTCAATGGCATTAATCGTAGCATAGGTGTTTTTAATGATACTTTCGAGGGGGTCAACAATATCACGTCCGCTCCCCTTCATTTTCTTAATAGGCGCATGAACATTCATGAATCCGCCACCCTTACTGCCAAAGTTATCAATTCCGGCTTCACCAAAGTCACGGATAAATGGTACATAGTTTGGATATTTAGCCCGCATTGCATTAATATCCTTGCGGCTGATTAACCCCTCATCCCGCATCAAATCCAATAATTTATTGCTGTAAGATACAATTTTTTGTTGCGCATCAATAAATTTACTACCGTAAGTGCTTTCATAGTGCTCTATTGTTGCAATTACATCTTTAATTGATTTATCAGTATATACTGCTTCATTTGGATGTGCCTTGTTCCACCGTAAAATATCCATTTGCCGTTTTGCTACAAGATATGCAGAAAAATCTTTGTGCAAATTATCGGGGATATCCGCAATGGCTTCTTTAAAGGAGCCCGGACCATGTTCTAAAAAAGCTTCAGCTTTGCCTACCCAACCGCGAGATACCCATGCCTGCATAAATGGATTATCTGCAAATTTTAATTTTTTGCCAGTAATATCTTCAACTTCACTAACTATCTTTTCTAATGGATGGAGTTCATCAACAGCTCGTGTATATGCATCATCCAAAAATTGAGTAACTGTTTCTTTTGGATTTTTAATAGCTGTTTTTAAAGGAGATGTACCTTCTCCAAAAGTAACTGTGCCCTTAATCCGTTCATGAGGGTTCTGCCGATACCACTGATGCATTACCGCACTTACCTTTTCAACTCGTGCATTTAACTCCGGTGCCGCCTTTAATCTACTAGTAAACTCATCATAGAATTCCGGGAAATCTGCCTTTGCTCTGGCTCTATTCGTTGTATAGTCACGATAAAATTCAGCAAACCCTTCTTTTGCCAATCCTGTAGAGTCCAATTTGTCATATCTACCGCCAAACCTACGATGTACATTTTTTACTAACTCAGCTTGGTGTTCTTTGGTAGTAAATCCAAAATATTTATCCAAATAATGCCCCAATTCATGAGCAGCTGCTTCAAAATCGCCATAATTTCTTACTCTGACCGCATCAGTTTTAGTATTAAAAAATCCTAAAACACCTTTTCTCCCAATACGTCCATGTCTAATAGATTTAAAATTTTCATCAATAGCTTTAAAAATTTCTTGACGATTTACAGGTTTGTCAGATGTTAAATTTTCTTCGCCTTCAACATATCGATAAGGCGATTTAGGATTGTCGGAAAAGTACTGCACATCATCAGGCTTTACTTTTTCCACCGCATCTGCTATATTTAAATTGCTAGATGGGTGGAGCTGAGTATCCAGTGGAGAAACCCTATCACTAGATGGCGGGCGGCGATACTGCGACGGACCGCCTTCTAATTCATTTCTAATACTATAGCTGACGTATACAATTGCGTCAGCTTTTTTCGTATCAGAAATGAATTTTTTTATTGCTTTATTTCTATTACCAGCCCCATCTGCAGCTACATGAGAAGAAATAATTTTCCCGTTATCCGCTTTATCAAGGCTTACGATGACCTCATGAGTTATATTGTCAATTCCTTTAAAATAACTAACATATGCATTTCGCCCATTTGCCTGCTTCAAAATTAAGTCAGGCTCACTAGCGGTTTCTTTAATCAAAGTTGTAGCAAATGCACGTTTCCTACTAATTTCACCATCACTATGACCTCGCATGAAATAGTTAGCGATTTGGTCTATAGCACTTTTATTTGATTCATCATAGATTACTTTTACAGCATTCCCTAAAGGATCTGTAACCCCTTCTTTAAGTTGAATAACATTGTCACGAGTTTTTTCAAATAACTCTTTTTCTGAGTACTTCTCATATTCAGCCAATTTTTCTGCATCATACTCTCTGAATTTAGGTTCGATTTCTTTAGATTTAATCTTATCTGCCAATTCAGCAGGCTTTATATCCGCATACGGATTTAGCTTTTCAGAATTAACCTTAGTTTCGTCAAACATATTCAGATTTTTATCTGCCTTGTTCACGGTTTCCGCTTGATCAAAAGATTTATCAAATAAGCTTAAATTTGCCTTTTCATTACCGACTTCAACTGCGCCGATTTTATTCTCATTGCTAAAATCAATGGTATTAGGATTATATGACTCTTCTTTAGGTGTTTCTGTTATTAATCGATTATAATTACCTTCAGCCATGCTCGGAGTATTATTATGTGGACTAGTTTGCCCGTCATAAACCTCTCTTGCTTTAGCCATACGATTCGCATCATTAGCCATAGCCTTATCAGGGCGTTCATATTTTTCACGCACTATAACTGCCATTTCTTCCGGGGTAGCATTCGGATTTTCTCTCATGGCTGTAAATGCAGCAGATTCTTTATGTTGCATTTCATACTTAATAAAATCAACTTGCGTACGCCAATCATACATGTCCAAATTATTTTCAGCTGCAAACGCCTCAAAGTCTTTTAAACGCGGTCCTGTCCATTGAACTAGCCCTACTGAATTATTTCCATCATTACTTATAGCAAATTTATCAAATGTACTTTCCTGTGCAATATTTCCCGTAATTGCCGCTGCTTCTGTGTCTGTGAAAAATCCATCGCTACGTAAGCGGTCATATACCGCCCGTTGCATATCCGCAGGGTTATCAGCATTCCATTCACTACTAGTTTCATCGAACTTATTTAATGCTTGAATTGGCTCCGGTGCAAAATCTTGTTTAATACTTGCAAAACTATCTCCATTTGAAATAGTCTCTGCACCTTTTTTAAAATTATCGCTAATATCCTTAAAGCTATCGTATGCTTGTGATTTTACATTATCAATGACATTCCCCACTTTAGCTTTTGCTGATTTAGGCGTAACTGCCTTGCCTAAATGATAAGCCCCTCTTGCACCTTCAAATGGCATTAACACATTGTCATAAGCGGCGCCTAAACCGCCTTGACGAATTGCGTCAACTTGACTAGCAGGGTTTTCAATCCACTTCTCAACAGGTTCTACTAATGGGTCAATCAATAGATTTTTAACCGTATTCCCTACTGCCCCAAACCATGAGCCACCTGTTGCATCGGCGGTTTGCATGTTACTATCATATGCTTGCACTGCATCACTAGCCAACGTTGGTAAGGTTGCAAGCCCAGCCGCCGCCTTAATGGGGACTGGCATATATGGAGTCATTGCGGCATACATTGCAGGATGTCCAATTGTTGTATCATAAGCTTGTTTCCCAAGATTACGTAATTCACCCGCTTCAGGTGTATCACTTTTATCGGGATTAATAATATAACCGTCTCCGGTGTTAATCATTGTTCCGTCAGCAAGCCCTCTATTTGCTGCATCGTAATAATTTGATAACGCCTGTTTGCTATTATCAAACCAATTCCCAACACTTTTTACAGTGTTAGTAGCAAAGTCTTCAACTCCACTAGCCAATTCACGTACCCCATCTACCGCAGAGCTTGCAACATTAGCGATATTGTCGAGCATACTTGTCTGAGGTTCACCGTTGAATGCTGTATTTATTTCAGAAAAGCTGTTATAGCTATCATCACTGTCATATTTCTTCTTAATATCGCTAAAACTATTCATAATTAGTCCTTTCTACCAAATCCAATTAATATAATAGTTTTCTTTACCAAATGCATCTTCCAACTCCGCTTTAATTTTTTCAGGGCTTTCGCCATTCATGCGTTTTTTATCAATTAAATCTGCAACAGCCTTGTCTTGACCTTTCAAACCTGCATGATCGTCACTTGATGCGGAACTATTATCACCACTAATACCACCCGTAAGAGCTGATTGTAAGTCATTATAATAAGGGCTATCATTTTCATCAACATCCGGGTGTTGTTTAACCCAAGCTTGATGTAGACTTGCCAGTGTCCGCAATTGTTGAGCTTGTAAACCACTGGTTCCGCCGTAACCTCTACCACCGCCAACAGCTTTAGGGAATTTACCAACAAATTGCATTTTTCCATCGGCACTAACAAGATATGTTGTACCATCATCAAGTTGTTGTAATTTTACGGCACCATAACCACCAATGTCCTTAACATTACCACTATCATCATGCATAATAATATGACCATTTTGTGCACCGTAAGGGGAAACCTTACCATAGTTACCCATATCTTGCACTGCACCTGTATCACCATCAATGCGGATAAGATGCCCATTAGGCATTGTAGTATCTTTAAAGTTAGGTTTATTAATAGCAGCTGCACTAGCCAAATTATTCATATCAATTTGCTGTGCACCTACCTTTTGAGCAAGTGCGTTATATCGTGTAACTGCGCTATACATGCCTTTAACTTTACTGCTGTTATATGTATCTACCACCGTATTACCATCTTTATCAGTGGTATACATGAGGTTATTAACAATATCCTGCCGCATTGGTTCAAGTACATCATCTGTAAATTTGGTTACATAGTCGCCGTAAGCTCTATCAATATTGCTTTGCATGCGATTTGATGCATATACTTTTGCATCATTTAAATTCATACCACCTTTTACTAGTGCCACAACATCCTTGCCAAACTGGCGTTGATAATTAGCAGCAATAGCATTACGGTCAGGTATCCCCATTCCATTCGTTTCTGCCAATGGTTTCTGTGTATCCGGTAAAGCGCTAGCTTGATTTGGTCTTCCCTCATTAACACTAGCGCCGTTTAATGAGGTTACTTGCGGGTTTACGAACTGTCCAAAAGTCTGCATTGAATTAGGCTGTTGCGTTAAATTCCATAGATTATTATTTGCAGATTGATTAAGTACTGACTGCTGTGGCTGTGGATTTTGCATTGTTTGCCATAAATTTTGATTAGCCTGTAACGATCCACTAGCAACATTCGGTTGCTGTGTCACTTGCCACATATTATTATTGCTCTGTTGTGGACGGGTATACTGCGTTAAATCAGTCTGCCACAAGTTATCTTGTGAATCATTCGGTAAATTGAAAGCTGTTTGATTATTAGGATGTGTATATTGAGCAATGTTATTTTGTACATTAGGTGCTTGATTCCACAGGTTGCTATCAATACCTTGTTGAGTCGCCTGCTGTGCAGCTTGTTGTGCCGCTTTTTCTGCATCATAATCATATCCATAAATATTGCCTAATGCCTTAGCTGCATTATTTTCTTGAATTCGCCCCCAGCGATGCCCTAACCACATTCCGGCTAAACGTCCTAATGCTTCATCAGTCATTCCCATAATTAAGCCTCCTGTTCTGCGGATTCTGCCGCCTTTTTACTTCTACGTCTTACTTTTGGCTTTTCTTCTACCATTTCAATGGTCTTTTCTTCTGCTGTTTTTTCAATTTTCTCATTTGCTTTTTTATCATCATCTGTCAAACCTTCAGCCAATACGCCATTAGCGTAGAATGTATTAGCACCGTCACATTCAAGCACATAAACAGTCTCATCATTGCCTGTATCAATTACTTCAGTTACACGATCATAGTCGTGTACTGTCATAATTTCATCACCAATAGCTAATTCACTCAGTAACTTCCAGCCATCACGAGTCTTAAATTTCTCTGTTTCAGTTGTATTCACAGTAGTGCGGCTTGTTTTTAACGTATAAATACGCTTTGTTCCCATATTATGCAGTTTAATAACGTTGATAACATCGCCCAAAGTAAGTACTTGTTCTCCATCAACAATCGCTTCAATATTAACTGCTCCTGTAGGCGTTGCCACCTCTGTGCCTGCAGGAAAACAAAAACCACCCACAAGCCCTGTAATAAAGTTGCCACTACCTTGCTGTGAAGTAGATGACGTATTGCCACTACTTGCTCCATATCTTGACCGCATCATTGCCTCCCATAAATTGCTATTTGGACTGTTTAAAGCCGCACTTAAGCTATACAAACTAGTTGGATATTGAACAGCATTTTGCTGTGCTGTACCACCATACTGTAATGGATTGTAAGCGATAGTTTCTGCTTGATTTGTTAATCCGCTACCTGTATTAATGCCATTCAGCGTATTAGAATAGGTCTGATTAGCTAAATTAGCTTGATTATTCAAACCATTCATAGTATTGCTATATTGATTAGCCCACAATCCTTGTTGTGCATTAATACCACTCAAATTATTAGCAAATCCATTACTTGCTAATTGTGCGGCTTGACCTAAATCACTAGCGTATTGATTAGCCAATGTATCGCTTGCATTTTTACTAATTCCATTAAATGCCGTATCCGCTTGACTGCTATTAATAATCCCGCGACTTGCCAATCCTGATAACGTATTACCTACTGTATTTTCAAGAGAGTTATTTAACGCTTTCTCACGCTTTTCGCTATACGCTGTAGGTAATTGTCCATTAGCAATACCACTATAACTGTTGTTAAAATCTGATAACGCATTTTTATACTGCTCATTAAGGGTATTGGCTGTATTATTCATACTGTCAATCGCACTCCCCATGCTTGAACCATATTGAGCGTTAGCATTGGCATTATCGGTCATTGCATTTTGTGTTTGTCCGCTCATATTATTAACGTCATTTAAGTTTTGATTGTTCTGATTCAAATAACGATTATATAAGCCTTGATAGTCAACATTTACATTAGCCCCACTCATTGCGTTATTGCCCATTTGTAAGGCGTTTTTTGCAGCCGGATTAGCTTGATTAATATAATCTAACTGACTCGCTAATGCTTGTTGTTCTTCTTGTGTTGACGGTAATAAATTAACCTTTGTCGATGATTTATTCTTATTCTTGCCACCGCCAAACAACTGTAAATCAAAGATAATCATATACGCTCCTTTCAATGCACATGTTCATAGTCAGTAACCAGTGCATAGTATTTCTTGCCTCGATATTCATAGTCTTCAGATTCAAGCCGTTGCATTTTCCACTTACGGCAATGAGCTCGAGGATTTCGTGTAGTAAATGTAATGACTTTTTTTATTTCATTTAACCGCATTACTTCTTTTACATATTCTGCCATATGCTTAAAAAAACCATATGTCTGCAATAAACAGATATATTTTTCACCATCCAACGTTTTTACACACCAAAACAAAAAACCTTGTTTGTCAAAGAATTTAAAATAGGTGTAATAGTCATCATGAAATGAGCCATCTTCCTTATCAAAGTAAAATCCATCAAGACTAACAACCTCCTGCGTGTACCGTTCGTAGTCCTCAATCATTTCTTTTAAGCTATTTAACTTCATCAGCTCACCCGTTTCCACATATAAACTGCTAAATATGGTTGCATGTTATTATGTGCTACATTACTGCCATCACTCGGTATGCTGTGATTATGATAACCATTTATATCAATAGTAATGTTATGAGTATGAGGTCCTCCTAGCTCTGTTATAAGAAATGCAGAGCCTACATCACCAGCTTTTGTTTGAAGCGGAAATCTACCATTATCAAAACCTTCATAATTTCCTGTCGCACTATAATTACGACCAACCCAAGCACCATGATTATGACTCCCTTGTATATCTGCTCTAGCACCATGATTATGATTTCCACTAGCTGCAACGCTACCACTATGATTGTGTACAGGCATTTCAGAATTAGTTAGCTTATGCGTTGCCTCACCACCAATACTACCTGCTTTATAATTGCTACCTTGTGAGAGCAACACACGACCTTGTTCGATATAGTCCCATGTGCCAAATCCAAACAATGTTTTTGGATTTGTACTTACAGTTGAGCAATAAATAGATCCAACAGGATACACTTTATCTAATACATTATTAATAACCTTTGTTACATCATCACCTAGCTTATCAGCCGTGATGCTTTTATCTTTCACTTTATCAGTCGTAATAACATTGTCCTGTAACATTTTGTTAGTAATCGTTTTGTCACTACGATTTATATACTTTATAGTTGTTATGCTTGTTGAAGTAGTATCTACTGCAGCCAAAAACACACGGATTTTAGGCGTCCATTGCTGACCATTGTATGCATAAGTCCTACCGAGCATTTCATTGTAATAGTGACTACCATTACTTGCTGTATCAGGTGTTGTGTTACTGATAATCGGCTCAATGGTAGTGCTATCATAATTAATTGCCCCAGTTGATGCGTTATAGTCCACATATAAATACGAAGTAGTATTTGCTGGTAACACCCAAGGCGTAGCACGTGTAGTAATCGATTTTATATAATCCACCGTGCCGTTTTTATCAAACCCATCAGCAAAAGTAACTACAATAGGAGTTACTGTTCCATCAATTGTTACCGATAGATTATCACCACTTAAGTAGTTGTATTGACCACCTGTGGAATTACCTGTTAACACACGGTTACGTAATCCTCCACCTCCACCATTGCCATTTGACTTTTTATCAATCTCATCGGCAATGTTCAGCATTTCTTGTCTATTCTTTAAAATAGCGTCTCTCTTCGTATCGCCACTAGGGCTATCGTTGAGAGGATAACGCTCTTGATATGCCATTACTAAACCTCCTCGTAGTTGTAATCAAATTGCCGTAATGAAATGGCACCTTTTTTTACAAATATCTTTATCTGCACGTTTCTATTAGCACCGCCACCGATTTTATATACCTTTGTATATTCATCCTGAAACAATAACTCATTGTAATCACTCAACATGCCACCATCATCGCTTAACCGCTCATCTACAGATGCAAATTTAATTTGCTTAGGCGTTCGGTTACTTATTTGCACATTCCCATAACCATCAATGATATTGTGTGCCACAAAATCATAGTTCATAAGCAATATAAACAGCTTAGTGGCTAGTCTATTACCTGAAATAATTGATGTTTGTATTTGTTCACCATCATCAGTGTCTAAACGCTCGTCAAGAATACCAATTTTGGTGCCATATGCCATATAAACATCTTTGTTATAATCAACAACTTCATGTAAACTATGACTTAATTTTCGTGATGTAAATACACCTCGTCCGTCTTCATATCTCGGTATGTAATGATATAAAAAGACAAGATTACCACTTTCAGGCTTAATCCAAATTTGTTTACGTGATGGAACATGCCACATTTCACAAGTATCTTTGATGTTTTTAATAAGATAAGCGTTAATATTTAATCCAGTCTCGAACGGTTGAATATTAGCGTATGTATTGGTAGGCATAAAACTCATAAGTCCGCTATCGCCTAAATAGTAGCTACGATCATCAATATTAAGAGCACTGCCACTGCAATAGCCTGTTGTAGATAGCGGAAACACGCTGAAATAGCTATCAGATGGTGAGCCAATGACTTGATATACCTTGCCATACTGCTTATATACAAGAATTGACTTGCCTAAAAAGTCTAATGAAATAATCGTACCTTGGTCTTTATAACCAACATCAACGTATTGACCACTGGATGCATCGTTGGTGTTATTTTTCCACGATTTATAATCGCCAATAGCACTCCAATACACGCTATGACCATAGATGCTTGATACAATCACACGCCCACTGTAACTGCTTACAAATTCACAGGCAGGACTGTCATCAATCGTAATTAATGTGCCACTACCCGTAATAGCTTGTAACTTACCACCGCTAGCAATTAATACATCACCATTATATATGTGATATTTAGGCTTTTTATTGCCTGTTAGCTGTCCTATCAACTCATGCGTCCGTAAGTCAGTGTAGTAAAGGTTATTGCCGCTATTAAAATAAAAGCGTTTACGGTTTAGGTCATAAAAAAGGCTTTCAATTTCAATGCCTGCATCATAGGCAATCCTTACGCCGGCTACTGTTCGCAATGCTCCATCAGTGCGGTCAAATTCGCACTGCAGTGCCTGTACAACGCTTTCAATACCAATATTCTCTGGACTCGTTGACCAATCAATACCTAGCCGAAAGCCTCGAGTACTAGCTAGTAATTTCTCACCCATGCTAATACCCCCTTGATTGTTGAATAAGTTGTGTCAAGCTATCAATAAACCCTTTGTCAAATCCTGCATATTCAATCATCAATGACTTTTTCTTTACCAAATAAGATACTAACTGTACTAAATAATGTGTATATAATTCAGTAAAAGGAATACTATCTGTCATATTGGCAATATGTGATTTTTTCACCGCATAATATACGTCTTTTACTTCCTTTTGTCCGTACGTCTCAAATGAGCCATTATTAATAGTAATAGGATAGCCTTGTTTAGGCACAAACTGCATAAATCCTATTGGAATAACATCATTATTATTAATAGATGTGCGCTTAATAACTTCACGGTCTTTAATGGCAGTTAATATCATAGATAAGTGGTCAATGGCTGCATTAATATAAGGGATATATTCTGTTTCATTATCTAAAATCTCATTGCTTTCAAGATTAATCTCCGTAATCAGTTCGCTGACTACCATAATCGTAATACCCCCTTGCCATTACTACGCCTGTATTACCACCGCTTTGATTATCTAATTCTGATAATCTTGCTTGCCACATGGCTACTAATCCATTAATATCCATTTGCATTACACGATATACAATGTAATCAACAAGCATTGTTTCAATTTCAGCGATATAACCGCTCTCATCATCTAATGTCATATAATCAACGGTTGGCACATACTCGACTTCTATGATTTCTTCTGTTTCCGCATCAAAAGCGATATTCTTGAGCTGACTTACCGTATAATCAGCAATCTCTTGCCCATCAGCGGTTACTTTTAACACGGCAATACAATTAGTAGGTAATTCTAACTTGCCAATACCTGTAGATGTATATGTGCGCTTTACGTATGATGGAAATACACTAGCAAGCAAGTGATTAAGCAAGTGATTGCCCTCGTTGTAATACTCTAACAGTTTATACGGTGTATAGTTTTCATGCCCCGTATCATCAATCTGCATAAAGGCACGATTAAGTAATTCTTTAATGATCATAATTAATCGCTCCTACAAATAAAGGGGAGTTGTTACACTCCCCCTTGTTAAAACACTAATTAGTCCTTTTTACCGCCGGTGATAACCTGAATAACACCATAATCTTTACTATTATATTTTGACTTTTCAATGCCTGCCATAATGCTGATGCCGTTGCCCTGTACGTTGCCGTAATCATCATCTTGCGCAATATGACGAGGTTCACTAGCTACGCCAAAGCATGCAGCTTGTGTACCCAATAACAAGTTACGATTGATTGTTGCACCACTTGCGCCAGTATCAGAAGTTACTACTCGTTCATATTCATAGAGTACAACACCGTCATATTCCCCTAAAGAACCGGAGAAAATAGGATTTTTAGCCCCACGCACATTAGCATTTTGCTGTGCGGCTTGCCATACAGGGTCATCTTTGAGATCACGAGCCGCCCAAGGACTTACAAGCATAATATACTTATCTTGACCATCGATTTTAATCGGATTAACTTTTGGTGCATGCATTTTAGCCTTACGGCGAGCAACACTAATTAAGCTACAAGTCAATTTATCAGTAGCCGCAGTACCTGCTACAGTACCAGAAGTAGCGGCATACATAACTTCGCCTGCTGTTGGATTAGCAGACAATTTAGCCATAAGCGTATTATCCAAATAGTCGGATAACCACTGTGTTAATGCGGCTTTAACCATTGGTAAATTGTCATATGGGCTTTTCTGGTCTTCAGATTCATAGCGTGTCACTGCGTTACGAATTAAATCAACGGTTACACCAAAATCATATACAGTAAGCTGTTCTTCCTTACCTTTTAAGGTTGCACGAGTGCCTGTAACACCTTGCCCAGTCAAATTCATGAGTAAGCCAAACGTTACTTTATCGCCTTTTACTTTCTTTAAATCCGCATTTTTATGTACAACATTCTTGCCATCCGTAGATGTGAATTTTTCAAAATAGCTATCCTGTACGCCTTCGTGCCATACTTTTCGCGCCCACAATTTTGGTACAAGGTTAGCCGGAATTGTTAATTGATTTGTCATATCTGGCATATTAATTACTCTCCTTATCCAATTAATTCTTTAAGTTGCCGCTGTAGTGATTCCGGTAATTCAGATTCACGCCCTTCAGCAACCATTTTCAATAACTCATCATTCGAAATTGTGCTCAATGCCTTACCATTACCGCCACCTAATGCTCCTGCCTTTGGCAAGTTATTTGCTTTCTCTAACGGATTTACTTTAGGCTCTTGTACTGATTGTGCATTAAGCTTGCCACGCAATCGTTCAACAAACTTTGTAATTACTTCAAAATCTTGTTGTGTACCAACCCCAGCACCTGTGCGAGCGAACGCAGCATCAATCGGATTAGATTCAGCTCGAGTCATTCCATCTAATTCATCTTGCGCAATAGCAAGCATATCTTGGAAGTCATCTGCGGACTGAATCGACTGGATAAAAGCGATGTTTTGGTTACGCAATGCCATCCGCTGTTGTTGCTGTTGAGTCACCACATACTTAATACGCCCTTGCTCTTCCAAAAGTTGAGCATATTTTTCTGGATCCGTATACATCAAGTCTTCCATATTATCAATACCGAATTGTTGCATAGCAGTTTTCTTTGCAAATTCATTAATATTAGAGACTTCTTCTGCCGTTAATGTTACTGGTGCGGATTGTTGCCGAAATTCGTTTAGTTTTTTCTCAGCTTCTTTACGGAGCTTTCTTTCTGCCGCAAGTGCTTTGTTTAAATCGCCATGATTTTCTTCAGTAGCATTGGTTGATTCCTCTACATCTGCATTTCCTTCACTTGATGGCTCACTCTCAGAGTTAAGAGGGGTGTCTGATTGCTCACCTGTTGGTTCATCGGTAACATCAGTAGACTTATCATCAATTTCTACATCTTTTAAATCTTCAGCTGTTAAACCATACTCTTCTGCATTCACTACATCTTTTACATCATCGTTCATAGTTATCTCCTTTTTAATTAGTTTATCGTCAATAATCGGGACGAAAATTAATCGCAGTTTATCGACATTGCAGGTCGAACTGATTAGTTATCGTCATAATCAGACGGAATAGCTATTCTTAAACCGTCCACTATCATTGATAGGCTACTTGCTTAAGCATTCGCATGGAAATCAGTTTAGCGTCATGATTAGGACAATTTATTTACATTTGCGGGGGCATATCTTGTGGCTGTAATTGTGGTTGTTGCTTTGCTTGCTCTTGCATCTGCTGTTGTGCAAATCCTTGCTGAGCTTGCATCGCACTATTAACTTGTAATTGGTCATTGCCACCTTGCGCCGCAAGCCGTTCTGCTAGAATCTGCTGAGGTGAAATATTCACACCAATTGTCTGCAGATATTCACTTAACGCTTCTGCAGGTAAATCTTTCACATTAGCACTTAAGCGCACATCAAGCTGTGCAGGTTGACTGCCACGTTCTTTAAGCATTCTAAGCATTTCATCTTTGTCTGGAAAATCCATATATTTAACAATGATTTCCATCGGGATATCGGCACCGCTTTGTTTAGCTTCGAGTAATTGATATAAACTAGCCTTGCGAGCCGTAGCAGATGCTTGACTGGTTACAATTGTGATATCAAAATCAAACGCAGATAAATCATAAAGTACCTTTTTAACAGGGTTGCCATCCTCGTCATATTGTTGCTGTCCGAATTGGTCAACTTGTGGTTGTTCGACCATTGCTTGATTAAGATTCGGCTCAATATGCGCAAACTCTGCCTTGCCATCATCACCTAAAATACGCATAGCTTTCTGCTCGTTATAATATTGAGGTATTAATCCGGCTTTTCCTTTTTCACCCCACAAAATCAACACGATTTGACGCTCTGACTCTTTGGCTTTGTCAAAAATATCTGCGGTCTGTACTGTTGTAACAGATTGTCTTAAATCAATTGCTTTACCGCTCATGGCACCGATAGAGCCACTTAAACTCTCAGGCGTAATGCCACTAATCGTATAAAAGTCACTATTAGCTTGATTTTCAAGTTCCATATTGCCAATTGACTGATTAGCCGGTAAACCTTCCTCATAGGTTACGCCCGGTGGCAAGTAAATATTTGCTCCCGGCTTCGTGATATTATCCCTAATCGTCTTTTTAGTACGCTCATCTTGTACACCATGCCACATGCGTACGCCTAATGCTTGTTGATTTACGATGTGCATACGCTGACTACGGTTTTTATTGAGTTCACGTTGTGCATCTTTAATATCACGCACAACACCAGCAGGTTCTAATCGGTCATCGTCTGCATTTTCACCGCTGTAATAGCAAAATTGAAAAACCAATGGAAATCTTCCGTGACTGTAAGGACTGTCACTATCTTCTAACAACACATCATCAGCAAATGTAGCATATCTAATCTTTACATCAGGTATCTCTTGCCCTTTAATGCCAAGAGCCTTAGCCAATCCATACAACGGATTATTTTCATCAACTACACCCTCTGAAGTTACATAAATAGTCTTTGTTGTGTACTCCTTGTACCAATACTGAACCACTCTAACCTTCTGTAAGTCTTTGTCATACCATTGCGGGTAAGAGTTAGTAACTTCTTGTTCGGTATCATCATACTTATGATATAAGCGTTCAATTTCTTCCGCTTTATCAGGATATACTTGCTTTAGCTTTTCCTTGCTTTCCCATGTATACCGACCACAAAACATAGCGTCTGATAAATCTTCTCTTACACTCTCTGGATCTTTAAAAACATCAAATGGACTCATGCGCTCAATCAGCACTTGTCCATCCATCTTAGCGTAATCAAAGTCATACGATACCCAATACGCACCTAATCCGCACGTCACTACATCACGGAATACCTTTTTCTTTTCTCGTTGATAATTAGTTCTATCAAGCACGTATTTTGTAATGCCCTTCGCAACACGGCTGATGCGGTCATCTTCTTCTGAACGAGGCATAAAGTCCGGTTCAGTTTCATTTTGAGCTGCATAACCGCACAATAGATTTACTACAGGTCTGATGCGGTTGATTGTAATACAAGGTCTATTTGCTTCTTTAAGAGTTTTCTTATCAACATCAGACCATTGTTTGCCTTGAACAAACGCATAGTCTTCATGTGCTTCTTTTCGCCAGTCCTCATTGATGACTAATGCACGTTTTACATTCTCTTTTGCTGTTAATACATCAAACATAATTAGTCATCTCCTATTCGACCAATTCAGAACCGTAAATTAGGCGATACATTTCTTCAAGTTGCCACTGTGGCATGTAGCTTGCAAATTCGGCTAGCTGTTTGTCTGTAAATTTTGCTGGAATTACAATACCGTTTTCTACACGCTCTCCATACTCACTTTTCAGCACCTTATAGGCGTAATCACGTAACGCCCTATCGCTCATCATACGCCCCATGCGCTTTGCTCCTCTCTTCCTTCATCAACATACTTATAGCCATCATTAAATTCTTTCTTCACGTCATACGCTGAAATAGGTCTGCTCATCAGCATATATCTGAAAGCATCGTATGCATGGTCTTCTTGGTCAGTGTCTACATCCTCTACATTACGCTTACTATACGTAAGTGCTGGCAATGTTCGTATAAGATTTTTACAAGTCTCAAATATAACTACCTTTCGTTGTCGCAGTCTTTCATGCACTTGCATCTTACCTGCAATGCGGTCATTATCCGCTTTATCCCACACAATACCTTCTGTTGCAAAGATTTCTTGAATAGTCGGACCATCATGTCCTGTACGTTGCCAAATAGCAGGGTCAGCCACTCCATACCACGACTTCATAAATTTACATTTACGAGCGACTTCACGGGCTGTTTCTTGAGACCCTACATTCGGTTGACCTTGTTTACATCCGTATATCTCATGCGTGATGTATATCGTGTTATCTTGGTCTACTGCCGCTCCATATATGGCATACGGCTTCGTAAATCCCCAGTCCATTGCCCGTAATCGAGTCCAATTATCTGGGATTTCAAACGGCTTACAAACATGAATTTCAGAATTAAACTCTTCAAACACTTGACCTTCAAATATATTCCAATCACCGTTTTTATAAGCTTTCCGCAACTTATCCGGCAATGTATCCAAATTATCAATATAAGTGCTTGCTAAGTATGGATTATCATCTACTTTTGCTTGCACAAAGGCAATTTTATCAGCAAATTGCTTTAAATTCTTAGGAATAATGTGGTCAATAAATAAGGATTTAACCCACATATGACCTTTACCGCCCGGATTTGTACCGCCAAAAAATTTAGTATCGTTAATACCCGTCCAACGTAGTCGCATACGCAAAAAATCAAATACGCTTTGTTCATTAAGCGTCATTTCATCAATGGCAATGGCTGCGAACTCACTAGATAAGTATTTTTCAGGACGATCTAAATTCCTAAAACAAATTACACCGCCACCCCATTCGGGACGTAGTATAAATTCATGGTCAGTAGTTTTATAATCACCAAGCCACAAAGGGAATTCCATTCGTATCTTACTGATCTGTCTATCTTTTAAACTCGGATAGTCTTCACAGAATATTCCTACTCGAATTCCTGTTATACCTGTTTTGATATACCAATTAATGAGCAAATACACCATAATCCAACGCAGTATATACGATTTACCGCCACCAGCGGCGCCGCCATACAAGGTATACTTATTTTTTAGCACTGCCTTAATAAAATCACGCTGTCGCTTTGTTGGATTAATTACATCATTAAGCAAATCAACACGCTTACTCTGTTTCGTCATCAATATCACCTACTGTAAGTAATATATTCTGACTCTGTAAGTCTTCCTTACTGATCTTGTCACGCCATGATTCACGGCGGCGATTTTTAAGCCAAAAAATAAGTGCAGTCACATTTGGAGTTTGATGTTTCGTAACTACTTTTGTTACAGCTAACTCATAACAACCTGTATCCGGATTTAATTGCATTTCTTTAGTCACTTCTTCGTAACTATATCCCATCGCTGATTTTATAAGAGTTTCCTCTATTTCATCATCAATGACCTCTTTACCCTTTTTTAGAGCGTCCGCAATGTCTGAATACTTAACCTTCCAATCGCTTAATGTACTGCGACTGATTCCTATTTTTTTGGCAATCTCCTCATCAGTATATCCATTCCGAGCAAAGCCCCTAAGCAACGTTAAATTATCGGGCGTTTGCCACGTTTTATATTTACCTGTTGCCATTAGGAGACTCCTTTCATTAAAAATAGATAGGTGCAAGGCTCTCACTTGCTGCAAATACAGCCATTTTCTCTCAGCCGTATTCTCTTAATGTTTTAACCGGATTACATTTAACCGTTTGTTAAGTACTTTTTTTTATTAGGAAAAGCAAAACCTATGGCGGAAGATGTAGGATTCGAACCCACCCACGCATAAGCGCCTAACTGTTTTCAAGACAGCTCTCTTAATCCACTTGAGTAATCTTCCATGTATAACAAAAAAGGTACCATTTCAGGTACCCTTTTTGCGTCTTAGGAGGAGGATGATAGTTTGCTAGCCACGTCCTACAACACAACATGCGTAGGGGTTTGAAAGGAATGTAGAACAATACAATGTCCCCTATAATTATATTGTATCGTTATTTATTCAAGCCCATTTACGAAATGAAAAAGACATGGTATCAAAATCAACCATGCTTTTTAAACTTAGATATTAATTACACCTTTAGCTACTAATTGCAATGTTACCAGTTTTAACGCTTTATCTACACATCGATAATACGGATGCTGACTGATACATTCGTCGGTAATTGTCACTTTCCAATACTCATTATGTAAATATCGCCTTATAATGATGCGGCGACATAAGTCATCCACACTATTCATCACTTTATCCACAGCGTTAACCACACACAATGGATTCTCCACCGTCTTACCACATATAATAATAGGTGCTTCACATTGCATTGATAGCTGCTTAATCTGCTTGTAATGATATAAGTACCACTCTGCTTCAGATTTTATTGCATTTAAGTCTATAATACTCACCACCTAATACATTGTATTGCTATCATTATTCATCACTTTCTACTATTTGCCGTTCGACCTCAATAAACGCTTTCGCAAAGTCATATAAAGCCATCTTTTCTAAGTGATCTAAATGCACTCGTGCATCATTTTCTACATCTGCTTCAATAGCTTGCCCTTGAAACTCTTGCGGCAAGTAAAATTTAAATCTAATCTTTTTGCTCAATTGTCTCAACCTCTGCTAATCCAATACCTACTATAGATGCAATATAGTCTTCAATATCTGCTCTAAATTCCTCTAAATCAATACTGTCATCATAAATTATTACTCCAACTTTAAAATAAGCATCCATATTTAATCCTCTAAACTTCTTTTCAATCAGCCAAAAACCAATTTTTTAACTTTAAACTAATACGTTTTATTCTTCTTAATATGCCTCTCTTTTTACTGATACCTAACATATATTCAAAACGTGATACAGGCTCAAACTCCATGCCTAATCGGTTGCGAATTCTATTAATTATTTCTTGTTGCTTTTCTAAAAAATCTTGATTGGTCAATAACTTATCACTCCACTGAATCTCATGTCTAAGATATTCATCATTAACACGATCTACATAATAAAATGTATATGTTATAGTTACTGTCTCCTTTTCTAATTCAGTCATTACTTTTCTCCTCTAACGTTAATCGGCACTCTTCCCAAGCCGTTACTATTGGCACACCGGGTTCAATGTTAGCAGCTGTATTTTTTGACAATCCACCCCAATAACAAATAAATGGTCGTGCCTTTTCCGGATTATATTGAGTAAAATGTCTAACTTTCCAAATATCATGTTCCCCACGTCTGACGTATACAGGCGTATTATCCGGAACTTTTGACCAATCCACGATACCGAGTTCTTCCCCAATATCTAATGGACTGTTTTGCCATTTAACCTCATCGAATAACTCTTCGACGCACTCCATCGATTCCCGATAATAATTTTGTGCCATAAATGAAAGCATAGATCTCTCTGGCTTTTCGTCATATAAATACAATTCTCCACCATAATCACGAGCAATAAATCGACCGCCAATGCTGTATAAATAATTTAACAGCCCTTTTTTTAAGTCATTTCGTAGCATCATCATTCTCCCTATCATTGCTATTCAGCAATTCGCTTTCTCGATACATTTCAAACCATGCATCCGCAGTCATTGTTGCTAACCATTCATGATTATTACGTCTATGAAATACCACTGGTACACGCCCAGACTTTTGAGAATCTCTTTTTGCTTGCTCAATCGCATTGTATATATTTAGATTTTCAACACGCTTAACTTCAGCATGTACACCCGGTAAGCCAACAACATCAGCTGCTTCACCTGTATTACCGCAATATTGCTGTGTACGGCGGACTCTTGAAAACCCTTTATCACGGCACAATGAAGCAAATTCACGTTCACCTTTTTTGCCTTTTTCTCTACTATTCATCATGCCACCTGCTCAATCAAAGGTAATATATTCATACTTTTCAGTAGGTCATAAATAAAAAGCCGCCCTTTTTGCGTCCAATATGTATGCATTACACTGCGTTCAGCATCTAATGCTGTAGTTTTACTAAAAGTGTACCCTTTATCAGCATATTTCTGATATAAAAACCATTGGTCTGATTGCTTGTATTGCACACCTTTATCCTTTAGGATTTGATTCAATCGTCTAGCACTCAATCCAAAATCTTTAGCAATTTGAGTGATGCTTAATAAACTAGTATTCTGTAGCACTAAATCATAATAAGTAGCCTTTGGCTGTAATTCTTGTAGTTGCTGATTTTGTTGTGCAATCGTTATTTTCTGATTGTTAATTACATTATTCGCAATCTTTAACGCTCGCCCCATGACTTTTTCCGGACTATTCCAATCACGTTCAATTTGAATAAAATACTCTCGTGCTTGCTTGCCTTTGTCATTTCTAGCCAACATACATAATTGCTTAGCCATTTCAATACTTAACTGATGATTATACTGCTTCTGTGGCATTATCGTGCCATCTGAACGAAGGACAATTTTGTCTTTCGTAGTATAATCAATACCTTCTTCAAATCCGTATTCACACATTCTGGAAAACCACTTCATATATGGAGTTTCAACATTTAAAAACATATGCAAATCTCTACCGCTTACTATTTGCTTGTCTTCCTCTGTAACATTAACGGCTATTAAATCCATCATAGTATCACCTATTTCCTAAAACGGTATATTTTCATCCGTACTGTCTACACTTTCAAAGCTATCAAAATTAGATGTTTCGTTTACCGGAGCATTCAAAGATACTCCAACAAAGTTGGCAACTACTTCAGTTACATAGCGTTTTTGCCCATCCTGAGTTTCATAAGAACGAGTATTCAAACGCCCTTCAACGAAACAACGACTTCCTTTACGCAGACTACCAACGGATTCACCTTGTTTCCCCCAAGCTACACAATTTATAAAAGCAGTCTGTTCTTTCTGCTCATTAGTATTTGAATCAAAATATGTATTTGTCGCAGCCACTGTAAATGATGCTACGGCTCTACCTGTTTTAGTAAAGCGCACTTCAGGGTCACGAGCCAAATTACCTAATATCTGCACTGAGTTCATGATTTTCTCCATTCTTCTTTTCGTAAGCTATCACCAAGTAATGTAATGATTTGATTTGTGCTACGAATTCTATCAATAGCACGTTGATCATATCGTTCCGCTAACTCTTTAATTGGTAAATTAGTTGTAATGATTATCGATTTTGACCGTTGATGCCGTTCGGCGATAATTGACATGATACGTTTAAGCATCCAACTATCTTCCTTATTTTTGCCAATGTATTCACCGCCTAAATCGTCTAATACTAATAATGGACAGTTTTGGATTCGTTGTTCAAATTCATAACGCTCCTCTTGGTCTCTAAAACTCATCAACTTATCTAAGAGTGAAATTATGGATATAAAATAAGGACTTTTCTTATGCTTAATTGCTTCTTTCATAATGGCAATCGCAGCCGTAGTCTTTCCGGTTCCAACAGGACCTTTAATAATAAGCCCTAATCCTTGATTGAGATTTTCGACTACATTACTTGCGTATTCTTTGATAACTTCAAATGCATTTGCATTTTCAGCTGCTATATTCATAGTTTCTAGTTCAACATTTTGAAATCGTTTATATATTCCGTAATATTCCCAATTTATAGGCTTAGAAATGGTCTGGGTCACTTGACCAGTCAATTTTGCTCGCTCCATTGCCCTTATTTGAAACTGTTCTACCATCTGTTTTAGACTGTTTGCTATGTGTTCTCCTGTCAACAGCTTCCACCTCCCAAGGTTTTTCTGACAAATTATATTGGCTAATCCAACGATTTAATATTTCCCTTACATATGCCCATATTCTTTTATTGCGTGAAACAGCTATTTCCATGGCTGCATTACACCAAGCTATGCTATAAGTATTGGCATCATCAATCAATATCTCTTTGGACAATCCAAATATAGAACCAAACCCGTTTTCAATATAATTTTTAAAAAGTGATTTCAATTCTTCACTAGTAGAAGTAGTATATTCTTTACTTTCCTTTACTTTCCTTTGTGTACTTACTCCAGAGTTAACTTCATTTTCTCCAGAGTTAATTGAGTTTTCTCCGGAGTTAACTATTTTTTCGTACGGTTTCATAGAAATGAGCAGAAATCTTGCGTCATAACATACCTCACTTCTTTTTGATTGTTTGCATATATCAAAGTACTGCTCTTGAATCGCAATTGAAGTAAGTATGCCGTTGTAATCTCCTTTGGACTTCATCTCATCTGTACCAAATAGATTCGCCATATTCGCATCGAAGAATCCCACTTGAATCGCCTTCACGACAATCTCTCGCACAGTGCCAACTTTAAGACCAAGTTCATCAGCCAGAAAAGCCAGCGTCTCATCATCCCACCGCATGTAATACCCTTTATCTTTGTAGATAGTACATAGCAGGTTGACTAGTACGGAGGCAGCAATTGCTCCGAATGCTCTAGTAAGTCTCCTTACCTTTTTATTTTCAAAGAAATCCGTATCCAAAGGAAAATACCGAATGCCCGGCTTTCGGGGTCTACTCATATAATCTCCTTTTGGATATCGGTAAGTTACTATAAAAGCAACTTACCGTATACCATACCAGATATAATTATTGTTCTTTTTGTTCAGCTGCAATAATAGCGGCTTTTTCTTCCTCAGTTAACTCATTTGAAGCATATGCATCTTCAATAACCTCACCTGTTTCTGAATGAACATAGGTACCCTCTACTTCGATAGTGTCAAAGTCAGCTTCTAATCTACCGTCATTGTCCTTAATAATTCCACCGTCTGTTTCCATGGCGGTTGTCAATCCGGCTTGCATTTCGATTGATAGGATGCCGTATTTACTGATTAAGCGTTTAAGTACCGTTTTGATCGCCATACTATGAAAGTCTGCAATACCCCATTTATCGGTGCCGCCTTTGTAGTTTTTACTATACTTACGAGCATGTGCTTGCATGTCTTTCATATTCATAAAAATATACTTTTCAAAGCCATTAATAAGCTTAAAGTATGCCATATAACCGATAATCTCATCACCAGTACGTTCACCAAATTCAAACTCACCAGTGAAGCGGTTTTCATTAACAATTTCGCCTTCATATACTTCACAAGCATTAATTGTCTTATACTGACCTGTTCGCATTGCTAATTGAATATACCCCTTATAGCCCATTTGGAACTGCGCTTCAGAGCCATACGGAACAATATAGGCATATCCTAAATTTTGGTTAATAGGTAAATCCAACGCAGCCGCCATTGCTCCGGCTGTAATAATAGTTTTTGGGTCTGCTTTGGCTAAAAGTTTATTGTTATTAGCCACCGACAACAAACTACTGATAAATCCGGGTGACTTCTTACCAAGTAGTTCATTAAAACGTTTTTTTACATCCTCAGATGCTAACATACTACTTAATGTGACTGGTTCTTTAGTAGCTGGTTTAAGACTGTTATTTTTTAACGTGATTCCACTTGTTGATGCCATAATATTCTGCTCCTTTATCCTTTAATGCTGAATCTTCTTGTAGGTTCACCTTGTACTGTGTACTCTTTTGCTAATTGCGGATAGTCTGTCTCAAAACGCTTTTTATCAAACGTTTTTCTTCCTGCCACTTGCGTCCAATTTACGGTATAAGTATCTACAAATCCTTGCTCATTATCACCGAGCAAACTAAATAATTGACTTTGCGCTTCCGTTTTTAGTGCCTTCGCTTCTTTTTCCGCTTTATCGGCTGACTTATATTGCTCAATGAAAATTGTTGCTGTATCCGGTAAATCAATCGTTTTACCATTGCTAGTTTTATGCATTTCTTTGAGAAGTTTATTACAACGTTCAGAATCATCTACCGCTGGCATAATTCGTTCTTCAACCATATTCCAAAATTCTCGAGCCGTATCAATAATTGCGGAGATGACTTCTTCATTTCTTGGGATTTCTTTGTAAAAGAACTCATTACCACCACATAAGCAAGCAATCCACCAAGAGGAGTAACCTGTAACCGCCATATAGTGCTGACATTGGATGTAATATGCATCCGGCACTTGATCGCCTTCCCATTCATCACGTTTAAATGCATTTGCTGTTTTACATTCCAATCCCGCATCAATGCCTACAATATCACGGTCAATATTTGCTAATAAAAACGGATGCTCAATGGATTGCAATGTATAATTGTTATTACGAACGCTATAACCTGTGCGAACAGCAAACTCATCAGCAACCAATGCTTCTAATTTATTGCCCCAATACATAAAGCGTGATTCTTCTTCATTAACTTCATCAGTAGTCTTTTCAAGCCAAATATCTAATGGTGATTTCCATTTACTAAGCCCCATAATAGCAGCCATATCACTGCCACCAATTCCAGTTTTTCTAAATCGTAACCAATCTTCTTTTGTAGTTTTTTTTGCATCGAATACCTTTTTGTATATCATTTATGATTCTCCTGTGCTATACTACTAATAGATATATTTTCTATTGCCTTTTAACTGTGCCAGCAGTTAAAGGGCTTTTTCTTTTATAACTCATAATAAGTTACCTTTGAACGCTCCGTGTCTGTTATCTTTTGCCCAATTATAGGCTTTCTTTGGCACACTTTTTTGTGCTTCATTATCTGGCTGTGGTTTCAGCACCACATAATAATAAGCCGATAATAGTAGGGCGCTAAACGCCATTCCAAGTGCAAATGATTGAATCAATAAGCTCATTTTCTTCATATCCTTTCTATTCAATAATTGCTGAACTCATAAGCAATAACTCTGCTGTCGCCTTCTTAATCAAATCTTTTAATCTTTGATTTTCATCTTTTAGCTGCTCATTTTCATTTTTAATGAGTCTAAAATTATGGGCATTAAACTCATCTTTAATGCCACATAAGGCATCAATTTCTTTTTGCGAGAATTTAACTTTTGGTACATTAGGCAATCGATGGATAACTCTCCGTTGTGCCATGTCGTATACAGACTTTGTGGATATACCTAAAATTTTTGCAACATCATCAACGCTGTACGTTCTACATTCCATAGTCATCACCTCTATTCTTCTGTATCATTAACTGTTAACCAAGGAAATACTCTATTGGAACATTAAAGTACTCTGCAATTTTAAGTAGCTTATCCGCTTTAGGTGTGTATTTACCTTGTTTCCAAGCAGTAAATGTCGCGGTAGGAATACCTGTCTCTTTTCCCACTCTGTAAGCCGTAACTTTGTAAGTTTTTAATAACTTTTCAAATTTTTTGTACATTTGTGGCTCCTTTCTATAGCTAATTTTTCTTAAATGAGCTATTGTAATCAGCTAAGAAATGTGATATATTTTAATTGCGATATTTATATAACATAACTTAGCTATCAATAGCTTCAGCAGAAAGTTATCTTTGCTACAAGACTATAATAACAAAGTTTTCTTTCTTAGTCAATAGTTTTGTCAAAGTTTTCTTTCTTGTTTATGAAAGGATTACTAGTCATGTATGAAAGATTTGAGCAATTATTGAAAGAAAACAACGTTACTCCGTATAGAGTATCCAAAGAAACGGGTATCCCAACAGCTACTTTAAGCTCATGGAAGAAAGGTACTTACACACCAAAAAATGATAAACTACAACTCATTGCTGATTACTTTAACGTATCGCTTGAATGGCTTATCGGAAATACAGATTTAAGAGAAAAAATACCTACCGAGGGGTATTATGATGATCCTGAAGTAGCTAAACTAGCTAATGAAATAAAAAATGACCCCGAATTGCGTCTATTGTTAGATGCAAAACGGAGTCTATCAAAAGAAGATATGGAAAGCGTAATTAATATTACAAAATCATTGTTACGCAAGGAAAGAGGTTTCGAGGATTGATTTTTTTTATTTACTTAATTGATTTACCCTATAGTGTTGGTGGCTACACAAGACAGAATGAAGACGGCACATACACTATATTATTAAATTCACGCTTGTCGATTGCAGAACAAAGAAAATCATATATACACGAACTCAGCCACATAGAAGGCAATGATTTTGATGTGGAAATGCAAGCAGATCTTTTAGAGCGAATGAGACATGAATCGGGGTATTAACTATGGAAAGACAGAAAAGAGAAATAATTGAATATGTCTCTGGAATAGCTTTTGGTACTTATATTTTTGGATTTATTATTGCCGGATTAACTTTTGCATTAATATCTAATAAGCATAGCACTTCAGTTATACTATTTACCGCTTTTATGTGTGTTGGAGTAGCTTTTATCATTCAATATTTTACAAATCGTGAATGCAAGAAACGACTTGATTCCATTCTTGATGATAAAGATTAAATATAAAAAACCCCCGCTCTGCGCCAACAGAACGAGGGAATGAGCTTATTATATCGCCTAGAGAGCAACATAATAAACACCGCAACTTTATTATACACGCTCTAGGTCTACTTTGCTATACCTTAAAGGAGCGTGATTTTTTATGTCAACCAAATTTAATACTACCATTCGCAAGAAAGATAATAGATGGCAAGTCATTGTCAGCTATAAAACAACATCCGGTAAATGGAAACAAAAGTCAAAACAAGGATTTGAACAAAAATGGCAAGCAAAAAACTATGCCAATGACATAATTGAAAAATTAAAAAATGAACCGATACTTAATACAGACTATAAAGGAATTACTCTATCAGAATTTGCTGATTTATATAAAAGCGATAATAAATCTAGGCTAACTTATAATACATTACAAGCTCTTGATAGTGCAATTAAATTTATTGGGGGCATAGCAAAACAGCCATTAAAAGAGATAACAGCATTACAATTATCCCAAAAACTGTCAAATGCAGAAGGTTCTACTGCCACCAAAACATTATATTGCTCCATGTTAAATAGCATTTTCAATTATGCTATTGATCCATATAAAATTATTGCGAATAATCCGATAATAAATATAAAAATTAACAAACGCAAAACGAGCAAAGAACTTAGAGTATATACGGATGACGAAATCAATCTTTTATTATCCAATCTTAAAGCCAAATATCCAACATACTATATACAATGCGCAATTGGAGTATATGCCGGATTGCGTTATGGAGAAGTATTGGGATTATCATGGACAGACATTGATTTAACCAACAATACATTATCGGTAAGAAGGCAATTGTCTCAATACGAAAAGAATAAATATAAATTACAAGATACTAAAACGGCTAACAGCAGGAGAACGATTCCAATACCCCCAATTTTAAGTGCCATATTGAGCCTGTACGGGGCGTTTACTCCTGCCAACGATATGCAACTCCTATTTATGCAAAAATCGTCAAATACAGCACCTATTAACCGTGTAATTAAAAGTTATATAAAAGGTAAGTCATTCCATGACTTACGACATACATATGCGACAACATTAATTGCTAATGGAATTAATATAAAAACCGTCGCCGCCTTATTAGGTGATACAGTCCAAACAGTAATTAACAATTACATACACTATACCGATGAAATGAGACAACAAGCAGCTAATGAAGTGGCTAATATTTTTGGCTAA